ATCTTTTCAAGTTCATTGGCATCAACATCCTCCAACCACGCACCGACTTTGAATTTATTATAGTCAATTTCGTTGCCTTGTTCTTGGTCGTTTGCTAATAAACCACAATAAATGATTTCCCGAATTACACTCAATGATATTCCACCTTCAAAGATATCCCCTAATTGGTCAAGTGAAATGTTTAATTCATCGGTAAATGCACTCCAAAAGTTCATTGAGAAGTGCATAGTCCTATTCTTACCACCAATTTTAAGGTCGTGGTAACCCCTCCTTTTGTTCCCCATTATTTATTAAAATTACGAGTTGACCGCAGTTGTAATTGATCCGGTAGTCACGATAGTTCCTGAGTAGGTAACCGCACTCTCCATTTCGCCACTTGTTTCAATTGAAGTGATAAATCCTTCACCTGAAAAAACAGTATCACCGGTTGTGGTAGTTCCAAAAGACCAATCGATTTTTGAACGGTTTTCCATAAGCGTAGCCATTGCCGGTACATTTTGGGTGTCCGTATAATCAACAAGACCTTCAAAGCTAATTTCTCCACTTCTAAGTCCGGCGATCACTTCTTGATAACCTCCTGAATCTTTGCTTGTTGCCTCCGGGGCATCCATAGACAACGAAAGAGATGCACTCGTTGAATGACCAATAGTTGCCAAAGTACCGCCATCTGCGATAAATTTTAATAATAAATTCGTTCCGTTGTAAACAGTAGATGCCATAATTCTTTATTTTTTACAAATATAATACTTTTTAATTTTTCTTTTAATTTATTACTTCGGCATAAAGTTTAAAAACCTCATCGCCTTCTAATACTCGGTTGAATATTCTTACTTGGTCTAAATCACCACTAAAATAATTACCTATATCGTTTGTGGTTTTTCTACCTGCCCCAAATAATGTATTTGAGGGGTTCAAATAGCCTCCGTTACTTATAACTTTTGTAAATGTTACAAGTTCACCATTAATATATAAATTAACATCATTACCGCCTCCATCTGTAACTACAACGTGAAACCAATCACCTAACAAGGTATTTAAATTTCCAGTATCATAAAAATCATCACCAATGCTTATATATCTTATACCTTTTGACCCATCAAATCTCGTGAACAAACATTGTCTATTCTGACTATTTCCAGAACTTGCATCAATGATACGTTGTTGAGATGTGCTACTTGTTTTAATCCAAACGCTATAACTTAAAGATGAATAACTTGATTTATTTAATGATGTAGTAATTATACTGCTACTCCCATCAAACACTGCTGAATAAGAATCAAATAAGGCATCAGAAGTAGAATATGTCATCGAAGTGTCAGAGCCATTATTTGACCCAGTACTGTCATTGGAATTGTTCTCCATTTTGTAAAAAGCCACTTCACTACTATCACCAAAAGGGTCGGATGCACTTTTAGTTATGTACGCTTGTTTTTCATCATTAAATAATCCCTCCACTTGGTCAGATGTAAGTGCGGATGAAAAGATTCTTACTTGGTCGATTGAGCCATCGAAAAATCTTATTGCTCCTTGCGAACCTATTGTCCAATCTTCAGAAAAAACCTTATCCAAAGTTATATTACTGCTTGATAAGGCTTTTGTAATTTCAGGAGATGAATAATCTCCATCTAAATATACCTTAAGTGTTGCATTCGGATTATCTAAAACTAAAACTACATTATGCCAATTTCCATCAGCTACATTCGTAGTTCCAAAAAGTGAAAAAGTTGGGAAATTATAGCCTGTCAGTTCTAAAAGACCACTTGTTCCACCCGAATAAGATACTGCAAGTAGAAGCACTTTTCCTGAAATGCTTCCTGTTGTGTCATCGGTAACAATTATTGTTTTTATGGTATTAGCCGTATTTGATGTTTTAAACCAAGCACTATAACTGACTGAGCCATTGTAAGAGGAAGAAAGAAGTGATGGGGCAGTTATCTTACTATTACTTCCATTAAACACCGCAGCAGTTCCAAATCTCCCAAATTCATAGGTGATGTTTGATTCAGTACCATCGTAGCTACCTTTTTCATCCTCTGCTGAATTGTCTAATTTGTAGTAAGCAGTATTTGTTGTAGGATAATCATTATCAGTTGTAGTTGCAGTATATACACAAGCAGTTTCTGCGTAAAGTGTACCTACTTCTGCTTGGCTTAACGCTTTAGAGAAGACCCTTACTTGGTCTATTGAACCATTAAATCCATTATTAGAGCCCCAACTTGTTAAACCTCCTATTTGTAAGTTTGAAGTACCTGTAAAATTACTACTTGAAATTCTTGTGTTTTCTAAATTACCATTTAAATAAACTTTTTGTGTTGTTGATGATGCGTCAAAAGTACACACCCAATGTTGCCAAGTTCCATCAGTTGATACATTTGTGGTTGAATCTACATCATTGCTATAAAAACCAAATCTCAGTTTATTGGGATTAGTATGATATGATGGTGAAATTTTACCAATGTGCAAATTTTTATTATTACCATTATTTCCTTCTGTAATTATAACATAATTATCATCTGTACTATCAGTACACGCAATCCAAAAGGAAAAACTAAAGGAATTATTCGCAATATTAAGGTTAGAATTTATTTCTATTTTACTACTACTCCCATTAAACCCTGCACCCCAATTAATTTGCCCATCAACTCCAAATTCAACGTTGGATGCAGTTCCTGAATAGTCAGTAGCCGCATCCGGGGCGGTACTTGCATCATAATCCAAAGAGTATAATGCAATGCCGTGTCCATCATCAAAAATATCTGTTGTGTCAGTTGTACAAGATGGTGTCGCTGAAACACCGGTACTAATTAATCTTTTGCCTATGCTCATACTAAGTCATCAATTGATGGTGGATCAAAAAGGATTGGTGTCCATATCACTACATTTTTCTTTGTAGTCAACGCATCAATTTCTGTTTCCCTTTCATCAACCTTTGTTCTTATACTTGCCCTTTCTGTATTTACATCATCGGGGATTGCAGTTCCTAAATCTGCCTTTCTTGTAACATACCAATCGGTTTTTGCAAGTTGGGTGTTTGCCAAATCTTTAACCGCTTGTTTTTTTTGTGCCTTTAATTCTGCAAGTGTTTCACTTATTGTTTTGTCACTCTTTGGATATGTGAATTGATTATCATCCGAATTAAATTCAATCTCTCCAAGTTCTTCAATCCTTGAATCATAAGATGGTTTTACAACATCGTAAAATCCTTCCGCCTCAATAATTTCAACATCGGCATTTTTAAAGTTTAAAATGACAGTTCCATCATCTTTGGTATATTCAGATGGTAAAGATTTATAAATTTTTATTTGACCGTTTTCAGTTCTTGCTTTCATATTATTGTGGTTGAGCCGATGTATAAGTGGCAATTGAGTAATGATATATTTTTGAACCCGATGTGTCATCGGTGCAAACTATTTGAATCAAATTTGTTGCTGACCCATCATATGTGGTTGAACCTACTCGGTTAAAAGTTGACCCGGTTTCTGCAAATGTAAGGGCATAATTACCGGTGACAATCAAGTCAATAACTTGACCTTGCACGGCATTTGAAAACGTAAAGGTTGCGGCACCGGATGCGGTTGCGGTAAATGTACAACCGTTTAAAAAATTAAGGGCGAAAGAAGTTCCACTTCCAAGTGCCGAAAGTTCTGAATACCTATTCTCCAACTTTGCAAAGGTAACCGAATCATCTGCCAAAAAACTTGTTCCCAAAGTTGTCCCAACCGTGCCATCCGCCAAAAGGATTTGGCTTGATGTTCCACTTGTTTTAACAAACGATGTTGCCTCCAACCTTCCGGTGGTGTCAACTTGTATATTTAAGTCATTACCAACACCATCAGTCAGTTCTCTTGTTGAACTCGATGCGGCGGTATTATCTGTCAATTTTATAAGACCTTGATAAGTATCTTTTATTTTTAATCCCGAAAGCGTAGTACCCATAATTTATTTTTTACAAATTTAACAAATTTATATTTCATCCCATAATTCAGTTTCCACATTCCAATTTTTAGTCAACACCTCCCAAGTTTCCGGCAATCTTTCGTTGTATTTGTCCCACACTTCATTAATAGAATCCCAAGTAAGTGGAATGACATAATTATAGGATTGCCATCTGTCCTCTGTATTATTCCATAAATCCTCAAGATTGTCCTGAAGATACTTTTTAATTATCTTCTTGGTTTTCTTAGACCTTGAAATTACATTAAAAGAAAGACCAAGCATTTATTTTGGTTTTCTTAGATAACATATAATTTGACCGTGAGTGATTGAAATATCGGTAAAATTACCATAAATGATATGTCCCTCTTTAATCGAAAAACTTGTAAATCCGCTATCACCTCCGGGGGTGTCGTTTGTAAGTGTAATGGTGGAATTTTCGGTGCATTCTATTGAACAGAAATATTCACCACTTGGCGTTGATGCATTGCCGTGGGTGTAATCCAAAAGGCGAAATCCATAATCGCCGAACGACATTCGATAAAAATTATTTGAGGAATACAAGTCACGAGTTGCCATATTTATCTTCTTTTACCTTGACCACGAGATTTCTTTTTCCAACCTTTTTGGTTTATTGATGCATTCTTTGAATGAACACCGGGTCGTTTTCTTTTCGTGGCTTTTACAAAATTAGTAATATTTTTCGCCATTATTTATGATGTCTATTACCCATTACCTTCTCGTAAGACCTTCCGCCAAAATATCCTGCAAATACCACGAATAAAAGTTCCTTAACAACTGATAATCCTTCAATCTGCATATACCATCCACCAATAAATGCAGATGTCAAAGTTATTAATGTCAAAGGTCTTACGTTTTGGGCAAGCCATCCACTCCGGCTATCTGCCACCCACCTTCGGGTCACGCCATCCATTTCGGCACGTTCTAATCTTAGCTTTTCTAAAGCCACTTCCTTATCCTCCGCCGACATATCTGATCCGCCAATAATTGCCTCAATTACGTTTCCAATTGGGGTATCTTCGGCAATTGCACCGACCACCTTTGGAATCTTTTGCAGTAGAAAAGAACCTACTGCCGTGTCTTTGAATTTCTTTTTAGGCATATTGTACTCCCTACTGTATTAGTAAATCCAAATAACATTGGATGATTTTTGCCCTCCATATTCTTGGCAGTCGTTGTCAACGTGAATAAATCCGGATTTTTCACTAATGCCGATTCTATTAAATCCGGCTTTGATAAGTGCATTAACGATGTTGAACCTATCTCTTGAAGTTGTTGCCAATATATCTGCCGCCCTTCCGTATAAATGAGAGGATTTGACTTCGGGAATGCCGAGATTTTTGTATATGGCTCTATTTTTTTCGGGTGTACGATATCCCGAAGTGATTTTAAAGGGAGTCCCATTGCTATAACTTCGAGCCGTGTCGAGCATCCGTAGAAAATCCCGATCCATAAACAAATCAGCAGACCCCGGATAATCCGGAGAATCAAATTCCTCATATTTAAAAAACCTTAAATCCATTATTCCTCACTTTTACAATCTTCGTTTCCACAATCATCCTTACCGCTTTTTCTAAGCATCAATCGGGTGATCGTGTCATCTTGTAATTTGATAAGCATACCCTCAAGACCATCTTTTTGGGTGACAAGCATATCAACCTTCATTTCCAAAGATGATATTTTTTTCTTCGCATCATTTAACTCATTGGGTTTGGAACCGGTGATGCTCGATATGATCATTGATAAACTTGCGGCGATCATTCCCGTGAGAGTTAAAATGGGATCACGGTTGTCCTCCGGAATCTTGTATTGTGTAAGATAATACATAATCAAGATAATAAGACCGAAAACCAAAAGCGAACCGGTAAAGTGCAAAATTTCTTTTCCTAAGTTTTTACTCATTTCTTCAATTTTTGGGTTATGTTAATTACTGTATAAATTAGCGTTGACACTAAAACTAATGTTTGTAATATCGGATTTACATCCGATAGCGATAAAAAAATCGCCCCCATATTGATTCCGTATATTTTAAGATCACCCATTATATTTTTTCTATTTTATTTGATATTTCGACAATCGCTCGGAAATAAGTTTTATCCTCCAAGTCATCCTCGAAATATGTCACGCCTCCATTTGTGCAAGTTATTACCTTAAATCCATCGCTTGATAAATCATAGTAACCGCTCGACCTTGTGCGGACTAAATTTAAAATACTACTCACGATTTGATTTGATTGCAATTCACCTCCGGAATCAGAATCAAACGCCGTTACAACCTCCAATCTTGTAACGCATTCAGAAATAAAACTTGTGGCATTAAAATCGCTTTCGTTATTACTCACGGAAAACACCCTAATATATGGCTCAGATGCATCAGATGGCACCCTATTGTAAACCGGAACATAACTGCCACCAATCGAAATTGCATCCGTTAAACGGGTTAAAATGGCTTTTCTGATAAAGTGTAGTGCCTCGTTCATCGTGTTAAATTATTTAATCTTCTGTCAAGTCTGTCCATTAGGTTTTTGAGTTCCACTCTAATCGATGAAAAGAAAAATGGTCTTGCATTTAAATTCGTTTTCTTCTTCAATGGATTTGCCTTGAATTGTTCGGCATAGGATTTTGGAATACCGAGTTCTAACATATCATCAAATTTTATATTTCCATCCCTTGTTCCAAATTCAATAAATGGCGAATAAAAGGTTTTTGAAAACACCCTTGCCATTTTACCCATCCTACCGAATCCGATTTGTTTCTTTAAATCAGACTTATCATATACAACCGTTTTTTTCATCCTCGCCGCAGAAAAAGCGGCAGTATCGCCAATCTCTTTTGAAAGTCCTTCCTTGGAAAAACTTTTGAGTTGATTGATTTTTCTGTTCAAATCATTTAAATCGCTCTGTTTGATTTTAACACTAATCAATTTTTGTGGCTTTTATGGTTGTAAAATATTTGTATCCGGATTCAAATTTGCCATTGATACGGTATTCCCCGGAAACGTTTTCGACTTTCAAAAGGTCGGTGTTTAATATAGTGTCGGCGGTTTTTTTACGAACGATCAATTCAATATCAACCTCACGCCTACGCTTTCCATTCTCTTGGCTTATGTCACCGCTTGTTTCTCTTTTATATGCCCATATAGTCGATGCAGTTGCCGTTGTGGAAGTGTAGCCCCCATAAGTGTCGGCAGTCTTTGTCAATCGCCTTACTTCAACCCTTGTATCAAGTTTTCCGGCATCCATTAAATAAATACGGTTTTATATGATGACAACAAATCCATCGCACTTGTTGGGATTTCATTTACTGATTCACCAACCACAAAATCAGACCGATTGTCATAATAGGTCGTTACCATTTGCAACAACGCTTGTTTGAGAAATGAATCATCAAGTCCGGTTGTAATGTAAGTAATTTTTACCTCCTTTGCCGGTAATTCATTCAGTTCAATTATTTCATTGTCCAATCCTTTTGCCGAATATGTGGCGGCAGTTCCATCAACGGTTGCCGATGAAATAGATGCAACCGGGGCGAAAGGCAATGCAATTCTTGTGTTGGCGAATGGCAAATAGTAAGTTCTATTTTTTGCCACAATATCCTTTGAGATATAATTTTCCGCCACGATCCTCGCTTGGGTGATCATCTGACCGATAATCGTATCATCTGCCGTGGTGTCAATTCTTGCAAAATCCTTGACATTTGCCGCAGTAATGATTTCACTTCCGGTTGTGGAATTGATTTTCATTTGCGGTTGAAACGTAATTGGCGGATCGCTGAAATAAGTGTTTTTTGTGTAAGGCATTTATTTGGCTTTTTTAGTGGTTCGTTTTCTCGCCACTTTGTTTTCCTTCGTTTCTTTTACTTTTTTTTCCTCTTTTACCTTTTCGACAAATTCAACGCCGATTCCTTTTTTGATGTAATCCGATGCGACCTTATTATCAACATCGTAAACCTTTTCTTCCCAACGCCATCCTTCAGAGGATAAAACGCTTTTTTTCATTAATATTTTCATAATATGTTATTTCCACAAAGATAAAAAAAAAGGGCAACACTTAAATGCTACCCTTTCAAACCAAACTTACTAAAACAATTTATGAATGGGATTGAGAGTCCCTCGTAAATACAAAGTTATTAAAATTAGTTGAATATTTGCCTACAAGTGACAATCTTACTGATTGCATATTGCCAAAGTTTTTAAATATAAAAAAGCCATCGTATAAAGTTACATACACGGCGAAATAGTCAACATTCCCTTTATCATAAATCCTTTTGTTGTTTTGCAATGGAACGTGAATTGTAGTTAGGTTTTCTTTTTCGGGAGTTCTAATCGTAGATTTAATTTGGATTTTAAACAAGTCAACGCCGTTGTCAACGATACAATCATATATTGATGCCGGGGAAAGTGGCATTGATACTTGATAACCTCTTTTAATACATTCGGTTGCAAAAAGGTATTCAGAAAAACACCCTCTTTGATTATTATTCAACTTACTCGTTTAATGTAAAGGTATAAAAAAATGCCCACCAAGTGAATGGCGGACATTTCCCAACAATTATCAAACAAAAAAACTATCTTAATTTATTTACTAATTTATTAAATTTTTTGATATTAACAATATTTTGATTTATGTTGATATGCCGGTGGATATGCATATCCTTTTTCTTACTTAGGAAATTATCTTTTTCAGCCATATTATTATATCGATTAAAAATATTTCAATGTGAAAGTTATTCCACCAATCAATGATGGTTTCAATATGCAATAAAAAATTAGTAAATACCCAAACTGATATAAAAAACGCCGCCAATAATATTGAAAAGGATTTCAATGCCTCAATGATGTTCTTGCGGTTTTCCTCGTTGGTAATTCTTTTCACCATTATATATTCCGGTGAATCTTGTATTCTGTATTGATTTTGATTTCTCATAATTTAATTTTTGGTTATACAAAGGGGGTGTTGCCACCCCCGGTTGTTAGTGTTTTATTAGTCTTGTATTTTAATTTTATGTACATTATTAATTCTATTGCTACACTCTAACATAGTCGGCACATCTTCAATGGTTGAATTAATATCTAAAGCCTCAGATATTTTATCAAAAAGCATATCATTAATGATGTGAAAGTTTTCCATTCCATAGTTCATTTGTTTTCTTATAAAACTTGCTTGAGAAATTAACTTTGTAATTTTGTTTACTTTTTCAGTTGTTTTTAAATTTTCCATAATCTTGTTTTTAAGTTGTTTTTAAATTGTTAATTATGGTGTAAATATATATAATTTATTTTAGAATATAAAAAATATTTTACATTTATTTTCTTAAACCCAAAAAGGGCAGTCGATATGACCACCCTTTCCAAGTCAAAACTAATCGTTAGATTAAGGAGTTTCAAGTGCCGCTTTAGCAGTTGAGAACGTACCTTGTACGATAGCATTTGGAGAATAGTTTGTTAGTGCCACACGCTCTTGCGCTCTAACAGTAACAAATCCATCTCTGAAGTTGGTAGAATCTTCTCTTGAAAATTCGATTCCAAGACCATCACGCACCCATAGTTGAGATGCTTGTGCCAAGTTACCAACAAGGAATTTCCCGGCAGTCACGGCGGTGTTCAATGTAATTGGAACGCCATTGATTGCAGGTTGAATGCCTTGAATGATTTGATTTTTCAAATATTCGTTGGCAGTTGATTTCAATAATACGATTTTATGGAAATCAGTAGGATTCAAAAGAATCGTGTCGGCTTGATAGTTAGCAAGTGCCAATTGGTTCAATGATGCAATAAGTACATCAAATTCATTGGCTGACTCAACCGCATCATCAAACGCACCACCTGAAGTGATAAAGGCAGTTCCATCGGTGAACAGACCATCAAGGTTTGGTGAAGAACCATCTCCATTCAGGATTTCAGTATCCTCAACAGACAATACTTTTCCGGGTACTCTTGCCGATAGGTAAGAAGATAATCCGGGAGTATCGTTCAACATCTCTTCAGTTATTCTCATAAATGTCCCGATCTTCTCAACATTCACGCTTGTGGCGGTAATGTCAAAGTCAGATTGTCCAACGGCAGAGCCTTGAGCAGTTGCGGCGGCACCATCATCATAAGCAGATTCTTTAGGGAATCTAATTGTTTGAGAATCGGTGTTTCCGATAGGCAACAAAGTTCTGATGTGGACACTTCTTGAGGGATCAAATTTGAAGTCCTCAATTACAGTTTCCCCGGCAACAACACCCGTGTAGGCATTAGCCATTGTCATATCACCTGCCTTGATTTCAAATCTTGCGGCGTTGGTGTTACCTTTTACAAGTGCCTCGATTGCACCATCTTTGATGGCGGCTTCGATTTGACCTCTAAAAGTTTTTGTGTTTACACCTGAAAGCGTTTTTTTGCTTTCCATTTCGATGGCATCCATTCGCTTTGTAGCGGCTTCCATCTTTTCGTTGTACTCATTAGTCAAATTCGTGATTTCGCTTTTCAGAGTTGATTCAACTTCACCTTTAGCATTATCTTGCGCTTGGTTGAAAGCCTTTTCAATCTTTGAATCTACGATGTCACCGATTTGATCTAATTGGTTTTTTACTTCCTCGTTCATATCTTATTTTTTTAGAACGTTAGACAAATAGTTAAAAATCTCGGTTGAATCCCCTTTCACGACTTCCGGCTTTGTAACCTCAATATCAGTTGGCAAAGTGGCTAAATTGGTAAAAATAGATTTCAATTTTAATATTTCCGATTCAAGTGCAAATCCAAGTTCATCGGATATGTTCCCTTTTCGGATTAATCTTGCGATATTATCATATCGCTTAATTACTTTATTTGGGTCAACGTTGCCCTTGACATCCAAAATCATTGCTTGGTCATTAGCGGCTAAAGTAACGGCAGAAACCTCATAGAGTTTCACCTCGTTAATCTCACGCCTACCATTTACCATTTCTTTTTGGATGGGTAGAATCCCGACAGAGTTTTCGGTAATTACACCGGCTTTGATTAGTTCAATGACATCCATCCCCAATTGGGTCTTGGCAATCTCGGCTTCAAAGACAAGACCTTTCTCATCTTCCTCCAAGTTGACCATTTTCCCGATAGGCTTATCCATATCGTGTTGGTAAAGGTACTTAACCCTTCTACCGTTTTCGGCAATGGTTTTCTTGTATGCCCCGGATTTAATTATATCATTGTCAGAATCAACGTTGTTGAACACCGAGGCGTAACCTTTTACGATTCCCGCTTTTTCATCGGCATCAATTATCTCCCCCATTGGGGATTGCTTAAATATAATATTATTCATATTGCAAAGATATTAATTATTTTTTTTCAAGAAAACGGCTTGAACACTAAGTCATTTTTTTGCTCACTTAATGGCTTTGAATGTTTATTGGTAAGTAATATTTTATCCGGTATTCCTTTTGGAAATGCCTTACATCCAAAAGATTCTTGGTGCATACAATTTGTACAAATTAAATTTTTTACAGTTGTCATTTTTTAAAATATTTATCGATTAAGTTTCCAAATTTTACAACGTATTTTCTTGGATTACTTGAAAGTTTATATTCAGCAAAAGATTCGGCTAAAAGTTCATTATCATTATAATGAGCATATTTACTGACCGCTAATTTATCATATTGAACCGCATCTTTATATTTCGAAAAAACATTGGTATTTCCAACCCTTACAAAATCATTTAATTCATAATTTTTTAAATCGGCAAAATATTCTTTTTTAATTAGATCAAATTCTTTCCAAAATTGTTTGTGCATTCCATATCTTGTATTTGATAAAATATGAGCAAATTCGTGCGTTAAAACATATAAATCCTCATTACCCTCATCAACAAAAGCATCAAATCTTTCGAATTTATTCTTATTTGGTGTATAATTTTTCCAAGAAGTTCCCGCCTTTTTGTTGCCAAAATTTATTTTACTTAAATAACCTTCGGGTCTTTTACCCCTACTAATATAAATATCTTTTGCCCTTCTTGAAACAAATCCCAAAGTCCTGCCTCTTGTTCTAAATTCTAAATCAACATCTGCAACCTTATTTAAGGGGTCAGAAACATCATATTCATCTAACAGTTTATTTAATTGTTTAGTTTGTTCTTTTAATCTTTTTACGCTTTGAGTTCCTTTTGTAAATTTATTTAAAGTGATTCCGCTTTTATTAAATTCTTGTTCTATAAATTCAAGTAATTCTTTTTGATTTAACTTGTCAATATCTATTTTAGAAGTAACATTTTGAACAACCTCCCTTGTCGGTTTAGTAGCGGCAACCAATTCACCACCCTCTAATCCAACGGTTCTCGCCGCCATCCCAAATTGAAATCCTTCAAGTTGTGTTGTGGGTTGTGCATCCGGTTTTGGTAAGTGTGCAACCGCACACCGGCAGTTGACAACATTCGCCGCCCTTCCTCTTGGGTCACCCGGCATCATTAAAAGTTCACCACCTACATTGAACGGCTTGTCCATATCTACAACCTGACCATTGGTCATTCGGTGTGCATCACGCTCACGACCATCAATGGAAGTCAACCATTCTTTTTGCAGACCACTTGCACCAAACATATCAAGGGCAGACCTTTCAGCACCAAGATTCGCCGCATAAGTTGCCTCAGTTCGCACAATCCTTTCGGCTTGGTATGCAGATAGTTTATTAAACCTTGAACGTAAAATGCGACCCCTTTGGTCAGCCCCTAATGCCATAAACTCCGGGTCTTGCATAAATCGTTGTAAGTTTTTTATCACCTCCGCTTTTGCGGTGCCTTGTAATAATACAATACGTTGCCCGGCAACCTTTCTTCCCGCCTCGGCAAAACCCTCACTCCAAACATCATCAAACCCGGAAACATCTTGCCGCTTGGATATTAGGCGGTCATAAGTTTTGGCGTACCACTTAGCAAATCGTAACCCGATATTTGAATAAAGTCCAACGTATAGGTTTTCAAGTTCTTTTGACTTGAATAAATTATTGCCACTTCTTGGATTGTTGTCCAATAGAAAACCATCAATGGCGGTTTTGTACTGTTCATTGTAGTATCGTTTGAATCTCGCAACCTCGGCTTTTTCTCCAATATCGAGTTGTTGGGAAAATTCTTTTCTCCAAGTTTCCCTATCGAACATATTTTATTCGTTTTCAGAAATACGTTTTGCCCAAGATACCATCGCCGCACCACCCCAAAGGTTGTATGCAACATATCCCCGGTCTTTCCACGGCTCATCTTTATATTGTGGATCAATCTTTGCGTTGTCTTTGTGTCTTGCTAAAAAGGAGTTGACACGCCTTACGGTGTCCAATGATAATGCCTCACGACTTGCAAGTTGATTGGCTCTTTCCCATCCGACCCTTGTTCCACCTTTGACAACATCACGACCATATTTCTCACGCCATTCCAACATTCGCTTGGCGTTATTGGTTGCACCTTGTGGGTAATCGGAATAAGTTTCCGCCTTTTCGGTTTTACCCTTTGATGACAATGGGTGTTCTTCCGGTAGTAAATCGGTGTCGTATGCCCTTCTTTTAAATTTGCCGGTTCTAAGTGCGTAAAGCAATCCGTTGACCCTACCCAATGCCCATTGATCTTCACTTGATACATTTGGCCTGACCGATGATGGGTTTGTACGATATGCACCGATCCCCCTTACAAATGACCTTGCCAACATTGAATATGTTGCCCTTTTCGCCGGGTTGTCACCATATTCCTCATTGTGATCTTTTACTTTATTACGCAACGCCGTTTCCATAGCCCCACGGATTTGTGGTGCCTTTTGGATGATTTCTCCCCCATCTTGGTCGGTATCTTCATCATCATCATATCGACTATCAAGTTCGAAATTGTAGTCAAAAGAATCGGCATCCATCTCGCCGTAAAATTCATCAAGGCGATTGTCTTTTGCCGCCTCATATTCCTCGTGTGTTTCAAATGGCATATAAACGGTGTAGCCATCATAAGT